GTCTTGCATCAACTGAAGAATGGAGTGGTGCAGGTGCTGCAGTTACAAGAACATTTACTGACTCATAAGACTTGTAATATATTTTAGTTAGTATATATAAGAAGAAACTATAAAGGAATAAAGATATGAAAAAAGACGTCAAAGAAGTTATACAAGGTGAAGAACCACATTTAAATAATCTATTAACACAAGAAGATCTATCATCATTTAAAGGTATGGTAGACGAGCTTCGTGATACATGGACCAAGAAACAAATGTTTCGAACAGAAACAGAAGCAAGGTTTTCTGTGTTACAAGACAATAGATATCCAACTAAAGCTTCTAAGTATTGGCAGTGTGTAAGAGAACAATCATCTTATTTAGATAACCTTATGACACTATCATTTGATTATAGAAGAAACGAAGCAAAGATTAAATGGTTAGAAGGTAAAGTTGAAAAAGAAGAAGATGAATATAAAGCAACTAAATATCAAATAGATTTAGACGAAGCTAGATTTGCAAAAGCATCTATGGAAAAAGTTGCAAAGCACAGAATGAGAGAAATTAAAATGTGGTCTAAGTTAAAAAAAGAATTTAACGATGGATCATTTAATGACAAAGATGTTAACCAACATCAACTAGAATCATACGGATTACAATATCATGAGAAAGCAAAAACACTAAATGCTAACTCATCAGAGGCTGAAATATTTAATGTAATGGGACAACTACAATCATTACAAAGAATTAAAAAGTCTGGTGAATTAGAAAATAGTTACAAAGAGAACGAACAAATAACTCAACATGGTAAACCAAAACCGTAAGTTATTTTTTTTAGTTGCACTACCTAGATCTGGAAATACTTTATTTGCAAGTATTATGAATCAAAATCCTGAAATAGCAACAACGGCTAATTCTATTACACTAGAAATATTAAAAGAATTGTTTTTACTTAAACAAACAGATACGTTTCAAAATTATCCAGACCATAAATCTTTAGATAATGTATTAGATAACATATTTAATTTATATTACAAAGATTGGCCTCAACGAATAATTATAGATCGTGGACCCATAATGGTAAGCGGTAATCCTGGAAACTTTGAACTAATGCAAAAACATTTTAAACCTGGTTTTAAATGTATCATTCTACTTAGAGATTTAATGGACGTATTAGCTAGTTATATGAAATGGTATACAGAAAATTTAAGTGCGTTTCCAAATAAATATGGCTGTAAAAATGATGAGGAAAAATTATTAATGCTTATGCATAAAGACGGCGCAATTGTAAAAAATTTAAAAGCAATTAAAAATTCATATAATTATTCTAATATTTGTCACTATGTAAGATATGATGATATAGTTACTAATCCTGAACAAGAGTTTAAAAAAATTTATAATTTTATTGATGCGCCTTACTTTAACCATCGATTTAATAATTTAGATCAAGTAAACATAAATGGTCTGTCCTATGATGATAGAATAGTTGGTAATAATATGCATAAAATATTTGATGGACCTGTTAGAAAAGTATATAACCCTTACATTGAAAAGATTCCAGAAAGGATTAGACAGAAATATGGACACATTAAAATTTGATTTTGTATTTTTAGGTCAGTCTGTTTTAAAGTATCAAGTACCGCTTGATATATTTACTACGATTAACCAAATCTACGAACAAAATTTTCATAACCTTGCACCTGCCAATGGTCAGTTAGTGGGTAAGATAGAAAATGAACATTCTTTGTTTTATCATGGTCAAGACCAATCTAAAATGAAAAACCATAATATGTTGCCTACAAATGTAACAGATTATTTTATGACTATATTTAAACACTATCTAGCATTTAATAAAATTAGAGATTACAAAACTCATTTAAATTCTATTTGGGTTAATGAAATGAAACAACACGAATATAATCCTGCACACATTCATAGAGGTATGTTATTTACTGGTTTATCTTCTGTTATGATTTTAAAACTACCATCAACCTATGGTAAAGAATACTCAGCAGGACATATACAACAGAATGGTAGACTACAAATATTAGGAGCAGCTAATGGTCAGTTTGCTAAGATAGATTATCAGCCACCAATGGACCTTAGAGACTTTTATATATTTCCATATGATATGAGACACTGTGTATATCCTTTTAATGGAACTGATGAGACTAGACGAACACTAGCTGCAAACTGTGATGTAGATTTTGATCCGATTAGAAATAGAGGTGCAGTGTAATGGACAAACAATATTACATAGATAACCACATTGGTTTATTTAAAAACTTTATGCCAAATCAATTGATAGATGATTATACAAATTATTTTAATAAGTGTGAAGAACAAGGTGCAGTGTATCCAAGGCAAGTAGATGAAACGTTAGTATCTGATAATTCAATAGATACTATTAGAGATACCAATGTTCCAATGACTTATAATAACAAACCTTTTATAGATATGTTTTTTAAAGATGTATACCCTCTGTATGTACAAAAATATTCCTACCTAAAAAAATTAGCTACACATAATATATTAGAAGTAAAAATTCAAAAAACTAAAGTAGGTGAAGGTTATCATATGTGGCATTGTGAAAATGCAGAGATGAAAGCTAGAAATAGAATACTAGCTTTTAGTGTTTATCTTAATGATGTGACTGAAGGTGGAGAAACAGAATTTTTATATCAAAAATGTAGATTTAAACCTGAAAAAAATACTATGTTAGTTTGGCCTGCACAGTTTACACACGTTCATAGAGGCAACCCTCCTCTATCAAATGACAAATATATAATAACGGGATGGGTAGAATACGGATATTAATATGATAACAGAACCACGATGGCGATCTTTTATAGTTGAAACTACACAACCAATATTTACACCAGAACAATGTAAAATGATTATTCAAGCTGGACGTGCGGAACCTAGAAATGATGCGAGTGTTGGAAGTAATAAAGGTATTAAAGGTGGAGTCGTAGATACTAAAACTAGAACCTCACACATTAGTTGGATACCATTTAAAAAAATGGCGGACATGTATAAAGACATTGAACGTATTATGAAAACCACAAACGGTAATCATTTTGGTTTTGACGGAATGACAATAACTGAAATGGCACAATACACAGAATATCCAGAAGGAGGATTCTATGACTGGCATGTAGATAATGATGTGAACATGCAACACGAACCACCTGTAAGAAAAATATCTATGACTTGTTTATTATCACCAGAGAATGAATTTGAAGGTGGTGATTTAGAATTAATGGCTGAGGGTAAAGTTGCAAAAATAAAACAAGGACATGCTGTGTTCTTTGCATCATTTATTAGACACAGAGTTAAACCTGTAATACGTGGCAACAGAAAATCTTTGGTTATGTGGTTTGGAGGGACACCTTTTAAATGATGATTAAAGCTGCATACTTTCCAACTATTATATATGCTAAAGATGTTAATCTAGACAACAGACTTTTTGAAAAAGAAGTTCTTGCTTGGGCTGATAAAGATAAAGGAATCAAACGAACTAATATGAATGGTTGGCATAGTCAAACTAATATGCATCAAATACCAGTGTTCAAACCATTAGTTGATGAATTATTTAAAATGCAAAGTGAAGTATTTCAAGAAGAATGGTTAGATAGTGAACCTGTTATTGGAAATATGTGGGCCAACATCAATCCACCAGGTGGATATAACCGACCACACTTACATCCTAACTCTCATTTTAGTGGTGTGTATTATATTAAGGCACCTAAAAATTCTGGACAAATAGTATTTAACGAACCAAGAGCATCGGCACATATGGTTATGCCAAGAAGAAAAGAAGGAGAACCACCTTCACATCTATGGAGAGAGGTTCGTGTAGATCCATTAGAAGGTAGAATAGTTATATTTCCAGCATGGCTTTGGCATTGTGTTGAACCAAACTTAAGTAATGAAATAAGAATATCAGTATCGTTTAATTTTTTACAGAAAGGGTTTAATGTTTAGAGATCACAAATATCAAGTAATTAAGAAAGCTTTGTCTTACGACATGGCTAATTTTATACTTAACTATTTTTTACTTAAAAGAGATGCAACAAGATTTATGTATGAAAATAACATACATTCACAGTCCCCGATCCTTGGAACATGGACTGATCAACAGATACCTAATACTTATTCTTGTTATGGTGACTTTGTAATGGATACATTACTAGTTAAGATGTTGCCTGTAATGAAACAACATACAGGACTAGATCTAATACCTACTTACTCTTACGCTAGAGCATATAAAAAAGGTGATGAACTACGAAGACATAAAGATAGACCTAGTTGTGAAATATCTACGACTCTAAACTTAGGTGGAGATCCTTGGCCTATATTTATCGACGGTACGGGGGCTGACAGCGTCATAGACGAGTATAAAAACATACATAAGCCCAACGCACCCAAAGGCACAAAAGTCTTGCTTGAAGTAGGTGATATGTTAGTATATAGTGGCTGTGAACTCGAACATTGGCGAGAGCCTTTTGACGGGAACATTTGTGGCCAAGTATTTCTACATTATAATCATGTAAACGGCCCATTTGCTGATAAAAACAGATTTGACGGAAGACCTATGTTAGGTCTACCATCATTTGTAAAATAGTATTATAATGGAGCCATATGTTACAAAAGATAGGATTTCAACCTGGATTCAATAAACAGATTACAGAAACCACGGCCGAAGGACAATGGGTCGGAGGAGATAATGTACGTTTTAGATATGGCACACCAGAGAAGATAGGTGGTTGGTCACAATTAGGTGAATCAAAACTTACAGGAGCTGCAAGGGCTCTGCATCACTTAGTTAATAGATCTGGTAACAAGTTCGCTATAATAGGTACAAATAGAGTTTTATATGCATATACTGGTGGTGTATTTTATGACATACATCCTATTAAATCTACAACAACTCTTTCTAATGCATTTAGCACGACGAATGGATCAGCAACAGTTACTATAACTTTTAGCACAGATCACAATATTCAAGAAAACGATATTATTCTTTTAGATAATTTTACGACAATTACTAATTCAAATTATTCAGCATCAGATTTTGATGATAAAAAATTTATGGTGACATCTGTGCCAACAGCAACTACCCTAACTATTACTATGCCCTCTAATGAAACAGGTTCAGGTGCAACAACATCGGGTGGTATTAGAGTTCAACATTATTATCCAGTAGGACCTGCAGAACAATTACCTGGTTTTGGTTGGGGACTAGCTTCTTGGGGTGGAACAGTAACAGGTGAAGCAACCACTACTTTAAATGGTGGTATCAATGCTGTTACAACTACTATTGTATTAACAGATGCATCTTTGTTTCCAACTTCAGGAACAAACTTTATTCAAATAGGATCAGAAGAAATTTCATACACAGGTATAAGTAGCAACACTTTAACAGGTGTTACAAGAGGAGTTAGAAATACAACAGCTGCAACACATTCTAATGGTGCGACCGTACTTAATAGTTCTGATTACATTGCATGGGGTGAAGCTGCATCAGGAGATTTAGTTGTAGATCCTGGTTTATGGTCTATTGATAATTTTGGTGATAAAGTAATTGCACTAATTCATAATGCACAAGTATTTGAATGGGACTCAAATGCAACAAATGCTGTAACTAATAGAGCAACTATTATATCAGGTGCACCAACAGCATCTAGAGATATGTTAGTCTCTACACCTGACCGTCATTTAGTATTCTTTGGAACAGAAACAACGATTGGAACACCTTCTACACAAGATGAAATGTTTATTAGATTTTCTAACCAAGAAGATATTAATACTTATCAACCAACAGCAGTTAATACTGCAGGCACACAAAGACTAGCTGACGGGTCTAAAATTGTAGGTGCTGTTAGAGGTAGGGATGCAATCTATGTTTGGACAGATACATCTTTATTTACTATGAGATTTATTGGTCAACCATTTACTTTTGGTTTTCAACAAGTAGGAACGAACTGCGGATTGATTGGACAGAATGCTGCATTAGAAGTTGATGGAGCTGCATATTGGTTTTCAGAAAATGGTTTTTTTAAATATTCTGGTAATCTAGAAACTATGAAATGTTTAGTAGAAGATTTTGTATTTAATGATTTAAATACAACAGCCAATCAATTAATTAATGTCGGACTAAATAATTTGTTTGGTGAGATTACTTGGTTTTATTGCACTGAAAGTTCAACTGTTATTAATAGATGTGTAACATATAACTATTTAGATTCTACTCCTCAAAGACCTGTGTGGACAACAGGAACTTTAGCAAGAGGTGCATGGCAAGATTCGTCTGTATTTGGTCTACCTCATGCAACTAGTTTCACTGCAGACGATGATGCATCATTTGATGTAGTGGGTAATACTGAAGGAAGCACAATATACTTTGAACACGAAAAAGGAACTGATGAAGCATTAGCTAATGGCATAAATGTAATTACATCTAATATTGAATCTGGAGATTTTGATATTACTCAAGCAAGATCTAGACAAGGACAAATGACAGGTGTTTCTGATTTTAGAGGAGACGGAGAATATTTAATGAAAATACGAAGATTTGTACCAGATTTTTTATCTCAAACAGGTAATACTCAAGTAACACTACAATTAAAGAATTACCCTAATAGTTCTCAAGCAAGTTCTCCACTAGGGCCATTTACAATTACTTCATCTACTGATAAGGTAGATACTCGTGCAAGAGCAAGAGCCATATCTTTAAAGGTAGCTAATACAGCTGTTAATCAAAGTTGGAAACTTGGCACGTTCAGATTAGATACACAACCAGATGGTAGAAGATAATGATAGATAAAGGTTTATATAAAGATCAAAGATTAACTGAAAAAGAAAAAAATAAAATTAAACCTGTAAAACAAGGTGGTGGAATGAACTATCTTGGTAAACAAGAAACTGTGACTGTTCCTAAAAAATGGTTATCAGATCCAGATCACGTTGTAGCTGAATTAGCTTACATTACTCCAAGAGAACAAAAAATTTTATTAGATGCAAATATATATGGGT